CAGGTTACATCAGCCAAGACGATGTTTTGGACCCTATTGATGATCAAATGCGAGAGGCTATGCCCCAATAAAAACCCCCCGAACCGAAGTCCGAGGGGCCCAACTAACTAAACGGTGACCAAACCGTTTATACACAATATCTAGTCTGTTTTAGCCTCAGTGTCAACTTGATCTGAGGCTTTTTCATTAGGTTTTTCCCCTTTTTCCAAAGGGTTAAGGGACCAAGAGTAGTCCCAAAAAAAGCCCGGATAGGCGCTGGTAAATGAGTATTCTAGTTGCATTTTAGATTCCTGCTAGGTTGAAGAAATTGACTTTATCTACAGGCACGTCGAAGAATTTCTCGCCCCACGCAATGCGGTTATTGGCGACTTCTTTGATTTCGGCTGATTGTAGATATTGCTGGCTTACAATCCCAGCGCTTTTCAGACTGACATTGAATACCATAAATACGGTAGGTTGGCCCAAAAACTTAGCCTTCCGTAGTGGAATATGTAGTGTATCGAAGGGAAATTTCAACCCATCCCATCGTTGTTTGACTTCGGTCTCGCAGAAGAAGTGGCGGCCTTTGCCGCTGACGACGAGATCCACATCATACTCGTCTGGGTGGTCCGTGCAGTCGTAGCCCTGTGACGACCAGAATGATTTGGCTTTATCTCGAGCCGGGGCATCAAACCGGGCAAAGTCTGCCCGGTCAAATTCTTTATACACCACAGGTGCCGCCACTCCCAGTTATGTCACAGATATCATGCGTCTCGATAGCCTCGTCAAACTCTTCACCAAGCTTATCTACGGCTTCCTGATACGGCACCGAGGTAAGAGGCTGACCGCCACGGCTGCCGTCAGGGTAACAGGTGAAGCCTCGCAGTCTGTGTGCGTATTTCGCCAAAGTGAAGGCGAAGTCTGCCACAGTATCCTCGTTGTTGAGCTTAGAGCCCCACGCAGGCAGGTTTATGGTCGAGGATATAGACATATCCACGTAATCCTGCACATCGGCTTGGAAGGCTATACGACGCTCGTAATCTTCCGCCAGATCTAAGGCACTCTCAACGGTGTCGGGAGAGGCTCCGTAACGATCAATGAGTTCTTGGGCAGCGGAATCGACGACGTACTGATAGACCCATCGTGTGTTTCCTTTGAGGTAACGGCGCTTATAAGCCACAGCAAAAATAGGCTCGATACCAGTAGAAGTGCCAGCCAAAATCCCAATCGAGCCAGTAGGGGCGATTGCCCGGTTGGCAACAGGTCTCGAAATCGAATATCGGTCTGCGGTATCCCGGGAAGTCTTATCAGACACTCCCTTATAAACTGATAACCATTGGTGAAGCTCTGGAGTAACTTCATATTTTGATCCCCTTTGTATTAACCATTCATGCATACCCATGAGACCGAGGCCTAAGCGTCGGTTCTTTGCACGGGTGAGTTCGACTTTTTCGTAAGGCAGCTTGGCCTTCAGTGTGCCGCAGATCAGGAACTTAGTCGCCAGCTCTACCACAGATGCCATAGCGTGGACGTCGGGTATACGGCCCATGTTGATACTGCCTAAGTTGCATACATCACTGTCGTCGGCGGACGTGACCTCTGTGCAGGCATTGCGCAGCGTCTCCTTCTCTTTATCAAAGAAGTTAAACGAGAAACCCGGCTCGGCAGTCTTCATTGCCTGCTCGACGTTTCTGACAAACACGCTCCCGACATCGCCCGTCTCGTAATAGTTGAGCAGCCACGCAGTATCATAGTTGACGGAGATGTTGGTCATGTCCAACGGCGCTGGGAAGTTAAAGTCTTCCTGTTTGATGTCCCACAGTGTCTTCCCAGTAGTACCTACAGGCATTGCGCCCCAATCTTTAGCCTTGAGGAAGTCCTCAATGTCGCCATGTTGCCAGTTGAGGCTGGCGTAGATAGCCGAGCGACGGCTGCCGCCTTGCATAACTCTCCGACCAATCTCATTGATCATATTCATCTTGGGGATAGGCCCCGAGGCAAAGCCACCAGTCTTATGTATAGGCGATCCGGCAGGTCTGTAGATGCTGTAGTCTACACCAATGCCGCCCCCAGTCATCAGGCAGCTTTCCGACTTCCACGATAGGTTTGCCCAGTCCTCACGGCTATCCTCTTCCGCTCGAAGGAGATAACAATTATTGAAGAACTTGTTAGGTCGCCCGGCGTAGTAGAGATACCGTCCGCCCGGGATAAACCACATATCCCGTATATACTGAACGAGCTGATCTCGCTCATCTTGTGACATCATAGGCATACAGACGTCGTCTACGAGTGTCTGCGCCAGATCTGCCCAAGTCTCGGCCCCCTCGTGCCTGTACTTGTGGTTAAATATATCCTCGGAGAACTTGCTCCGAAACATAGGGTTTAGATTTGATTTATAACTGCTCATCACTGTCCTCCGAATAATAAACCAACACGAGAGAATGGCAGTGGGGACACGACAGATTAGTCACCATGTCCCACTCATCACTCTCGTCGCAATCGTCGTCGCCGCCCCAAATCAAGGGGCCTTTGCAATGCCAACAATTCATCGATTGTCGCCGGAACCGCCGATAACGCCTCGAGCCATCCGACTGTTCAATTTGTTGAGGTTGCGCTGGGCAACGACTTCCATACCGATACCCAAGTCACTGCAGAGACGGGCCATGTACCACAGTACATCACCCACCTCGTCGGCGATCTTTTCACGCTCTTCGGGATCAAACATCCCGTTCTTATCTCGCAATACCTTCTTAACCTTACCCGCCACTTCTCCGGCTTCACTAAGCAGCCCCAGCGTTGGGTATATGATGGCATCGGAGTCATTATAGATTGCGGTTTTAGACGCCTGCGTTTGGTAATCACTCATATTCATTAGTCTTCATTTCCCTCAAGTTCGCTGTTGGCGTCTTTGCATTTGAGGGTGTACCAAACCGATTTATCGAGATCTTCCGCCGCTCGGCCCTTGTAGCGAAATCGCCAGAGGTATTTGATTGCATTGCCTTGGCAATAGGCCACAAAGCCTTCGGGGCCGAGGGCCGCTCGTATGGCCTCAATGCATTCAATCTCGCCCGTGTTGTAGTGGGGCGGGGAGTTCACCATGTCAGTCATAGACACGTCTAACGGTATCTCTTTCCATTTTGCCATTAGTTCAGCTTCTTCTTGTTGAAGGGGATAATTTTACCATCATTGATCGACGCAATGAGGTCTTCCGACGGCTCAAAGGAGACTGCAGAGTTTTCCTGTAAATCGGCGTTGCATTTAATGAGGTAACCCACCTGAGCGAAGGCGTCGGCGGTGGCCTCAAACAAAGCCTGCAGGCCGGATAACATATAAAGCATATACTCCCGGACTTCGGGATCTATGTCGTCCGTCAGGGCGTCTGTGGCTATTGTTATAATAGAGCCGTCGTCGTCTATTTTTACAGTGAGGCTCACAGAATTTCGTAGATCTTCTTCATTCATTTTTAGGTCCATATCTGGCTTGCAGCAGGTCGAAGAAGTACTCGGCATCCACCACTACGAGGGGCGACTTTCTGTCTGCTTTGATGACTGAGACAGGCTGTATGCCTTCGTCGGCATTGGCTTCGGCCTGTTCCATAATTTTGTAGACTGCAAAGGACTTATGTGCCTTGCATTCCACACTGATGGGCAACATCTCACGGGCCCTTGGCGAAAATTGCAGATCCTCGCCCGAGACACCCATAGAGGTGGACCTAATATCGCCATCAGCGAGTGGAAACCGGGACAAGAGGCGATCCCGGGTCCACTGCTGATGTCTACGGCCTTTGGACTTGGCAGAGGCAGTAGTTATAGCCATGCAGGAAGCATTATGGTGCTGCAGTCACCCCACCCAGTACCGAAGTCTTGGGTCTGCTCTGCGTTGGCTATTACGTCCAAAGTCTTGTGCATACGTTCTGTGGCGTTAACCATCAGCTCGGGGGACAGCATATGCATGTGACTTATGAACGGCGATTGCTTCTCAATACTGATGAATTTGAACTTATTTACGTCCCAGCCTACAAGCGAGCAGGTATATAAATAAAAGGCCCCTTGAATATCATACGCATAGCGAAAGCACTCTGAGGCGAAGCCCTTGGGACTTCCGTCTTGCGTGGTCTTAACATCATAGAGGCACTTTTCCGACAGTATTGCGAGGTCGGGTCGGGTCTTGAGTAAGAGCCCGGTTCGAGGACACTCCACAAATATAGATACCTCGTTCAGTCTGTCTTTGTGGCGCAGTGCGGCATGTACTGCGGGGTTATCAAGTGCCCCTTTCGCCATGCGTTTGGCGGTGTGGTACTGCACCTCAGTCAAAAGCATCTGGTCTTCTTCGAGATTATCTTCCATCTCTTTAAAGGCCTTAGAGGCTTTGGTCTTCGGGCCCTTAATTACTAGCTTGCGGTTTTCTTCTAGTAATAATGCGTGGACCGCCGAGCCCATTAAGAATGCAGGGGTCTGTACTGGCTTGTAACCCTTCCAGTGCGCTACTGACTGTTTATAGACTGTCTTTACTGCGGAAGAGCTAACGCCTGTAGCCTCGTGGTACATGGCGTTAGACATATCATAGATGATTCCCATTTATTCATCCTGCAGATCATCATCCAAGTCTGCTTCGAGGGCCTCAAGGGCGGCCTCGTTATGGGAATACGTCATGCCTCGAAGGTTTCGCTCGTGCGAGGCCTCGATGCGGTCATTCTCCTCTTTGACCATGTTGGCGAAGTGCACACGGGTCTGCACCACATCCTCATCCATCGGGATGATCTTCGACATATCCGCTTTGTACTTCCAAGTGTAATACAATACGGACCCCATCTCATTTTCTTGAGTAGTGACGTCAATATTGTAGTCGATGAACTTCTTACCACTGAGCTTTTTAATAACATCATTTTTAAAGGCGTTGTAGGAACTGCGCTTATTCATGATGATACAGGGCACATTTTCAATTGTGTGGACGTTACCATCCACATCCTTACCCTCATAAGATACAATGCATCGGAGTTGTCGGAACAGGTTGATCGAATTGTACTTAGCCTTTTGTTCTCGGGTCCAATCCGTCATTTCTTTTGCCAGCGGTTTGCCGCATCGTAGTCCGCCTTGCTCGTCTCGTGCTTCTTTCCATAGCTCCGGGATCATTATGGTCTTGTTGCGCACCTTCATAGCCTCGTCATCAAAATCAATCCATTGGAATAATTGAGACAAAACCCGGATCTTCACTTCGGGTGCATAGGCCACGACATCATGGTTTTTGATATAAAACTGACCTAAAAATTGAGTGACATCATTACCGTCGGCATCCTTTCGACGAGACACAATCTTCAGCTCAGGTAACCTGCCGCTGGCCCGTGGGGCGGTAGATCCCCCGCCTAAGATTGCGTCGATTTGCTCACTGCTCATATCTGTGTGGTACATTAGCTCGCCCATTCTGGGTCTCCTCTTTTTTTGGTGCTTAGTTATACGATAACTAAGTGGCAGAGTCAACACTTACTTCCTGAATTTCCATCCAGTTTGGGCCAATCGAAAATTCCACGTCGAGAGGCAGAGCCATTTCATATCCGAAGCGTCTCTTTATTTCTTCGGGGGCTCGTATCATTGACCAACGCAGGCAGGTTTCTACCTTTTTGACTTCATCGGGATGTATATCCACCACAATACTGTCGTGGACGCTGAGTATAATCTTCGACTGCAGGTTGGCCCGTTGAAATGCCCGTAATGCTCGAATGCAGGCTAGAGGTACAATGTCCGCAGTCGCAAAGGACTGGCAGGGAAAATTGACTACCTGAGTATGATTAGTCACTCGGCCCGACCGCAGCCGCTTGGCGCTAGGGAAGGAGAACTCACGGCCTGATGGGGTCTTTATAATGCCGCTGCGCAATACATCTTGGACCAGACTGTCGTGCCAGCGCTTGAGGCCCTTGTAGACGTTGAAATATTCACTGAAGTACTTGCGCTCGTGGGGCGCTAGGCCCGAACCCAACCCGCCATAAAGTGGCTGGAACGTCATTGCCTTTGCCGCCGACCTTTCGTCTTTAGTTACTTCGCTCTCAGGCTTCTGTAGTATGATTGAGGCCGTCTGACGGTGTACGTCTTTACCATTTAGCACATCGTCGATGATCTGCTTGTCTCGAGACAGCTCCCCAGCCACTCTAAATTCTAAGCCAGAATAGTCGATCTCCCCCACGAAACCGTTTTTAAATCGACTGACAATAGCCCGACGTACCTCGAACTTATTGCCTTTGGGCAGGTTCTGAAAGTTGGGGTTGGTAGAACTCAGGCGGCCCGTCGCAGTCACAGTCTGATTAAACGTAGAATGCAATAGGCCAGTGTCCCGGGTCCATGTTTGAATCCCAGTGATAAAGCTATCAAGATATGTATTGATGGCGTTAAGGCGACTGATCTTGGTGAGAAACTCTATCGCCGTGTCATTGTTCTTGCTGCGAGCTTGTCTGATCAGCTTCTTAATAGTGATCTTATCTGTCTTAAAGCCGTTGATCGAGGCATCATTAACGTCGGTGGGTATGAGCTTGAGCCCGGCTACTTTCGACGTAGGTACATATAAAGCCCCAGCGCCTTTGCACACCGGGCATGTGGTTTTCTTCTGCCACAACGTCCCGTCTTTCTTGACCTTCTGTATCTTACCTGCGCCACTACACTCGATGCATTGGTGCGCCACAGTGCGGTAGACCTTCTGGGTGGTCTCTCTGACGTGTCTCTGAAAGGCGGAATGATTATATACAGGCCGTCTAAGGGGCTTACCTCGGTGATCCACTCCGATGTTCCACACTTCTTGGTGCTTATCCCGATTGATCACCTGACGAGAATACACCACCTTCGTCATGTCAGCCCCACTATTGAGGTTAATTGGTGTATCGCCCATGACGGTGAGTATTATACGGCTCAAGTCCGCTTCTAGTTTAGCTTTTTCTATGCGGTAAGTAGTCTCGACTTCAGATAAAACGTCGAGGTCAATCTTGATACCGTTGGTTTCAATCTCGAGCAAGAACCGCAGCATGTCGTGGCTGAGATCCAACACAGGCTGCAGCCCTTTGTTCTCCGGCATTTGTAACTCGGCGGCCTGCTGCAGATAGATTTCATAGGTCGCCTGAACGTCTGCTTCAGCATACTCATTCACAATATCCAATGGCATCTTGTCGAAGCCAGTGCCGGACTTAAACATCTCGTCCACCAGATCTGACTTCTTTCTAGTCACGTCACGACGCTCCGCCGTATCCTTCAGAGATAAAAGCCTACGCTGGCCCCGTGCAAAAATATACTCGTGGAGCTGTGTGCACCAGATTGTATCAGGGATCTTGAAGCCCATTGCCATTAACCAGAAGATATCAAACTTGGCATTATGACAGACAATCACGTCGGCCCAGTCTAATGCCTGCTTGAGTAGGTCGGGACTGTCGGGGCGCTCCTTGTCCTTATGATGGAATATACTGCGGCAGACCTCTCCGTCGTTGAACTTGTAGTAGACTCCGACGCAGCGCAGGTTGGGGTTCATCGGACTGTTATCGTGCTTACCGTCACGCTTCTCAGTCATCGTCTCGAGGTCGAGTGTAAGAATATTATTCGACATAGCGGTTCAGCTCCGTCAGCAAGGTGACTGCCTCAGTGCCGTGCCAGCCCGAGATCTTATTCTTGCTCACAGTTAAAAACCTAGTGTTGTCTGGCTCGTCGTCGGATGCATCGCCCGAGTGTTTCCCAATACCAATGATAAGGTCGCTTTCACTGGCCTTGCCAATCTTGCTGCCTTCCATCATCGTGAAGCTCAAACGAGTACGCCCCTCGGCGTCGGCAGAAGCCTGAGAGATCCCGATCAACGCACACTCATACGTTTTAGCGGCCTCACGTAGACGTCTATACAGCTCTCGTAGCCTTTCATGCCCTGCGTTGTAGTTGCCAGAGATGTTGACCTTGTCTGCCATATCAATCACGCACACGTCACAATTTGATCGAGCGATGCAGGCTTCGACGGTATTCAAATCCAAGTCTTGTGCGTCAATGAAGTCTATGCGGTCTTCGATCTCCTGCCATTTGCGGCGAGCCTCAGACCGTTTATCTGCCTCATTGGAAATCTCTCTGGCAGATATTCCGGCCCATGCGATCATAGCTCGCAGCCGCATACGCTTCACGCTCTCCTCATTACCGATGTACAAGACCTTGGCCCCTTGATCACAATACCCGCCCGGGGCGCAGGATAGAGAAATACCAAAGGCACTCTTACCTGTATTGCTGAGTGCAAAGACAGTCATAAACTCACCCGCACCGATGCCG